GGTAAGGCAAACGAGGCGGCGACAGCAGCAAATAATGCAGCGGAATCCGCGCAGCGCGTCGTCGACACCTATGACGACGTTATCAATACGCTCGCGCACTCCGACTGTACCCTCGACGAACGGGTCGAGGCGCTCGAAAGGGCGCTTATATCCGTCTTGTCGGGTGCTGTCGTGATTCCCAAATTGCAGGTCAAGGAGCTGAACGTATGGGGCGACAACAACCTTGCACCCGTCGGCGACGGCGCACCGACGAAAGCCCCGGACAGAGCCGGGCAGTTCTACATCGACAAGACCGCCCGCGCGCTCTATTTCTCAACGGGCAACGCGGCCGTGTCTGACTGGAAAATTCAATAATGCAAACGGGATATGACACAGGTAAACAAATACGCAGATCGGGCCGCTTATACGGCCGATGCGAAACGTCTTTCGACGAAATCTGCCGTTTCGTTCATCGAAAATGAAACAACGACGATTTACGACGGCGTGAATACCGTCGTCGGAAAATCGGCCGCCGCCATCGGCGATCTCGCCGTTTTCGATAAAACGGACGGAGTTATCAAATACATCAAAAGCGCAACGATTGCCAAGGCGCAGATTCCGGTGAATCTCGTTCCGCTGGCCGTCGTCTATGCGCGACGGAGCGAACAGCTATTGATCGTATCGCTCGAAAATGCTTCGGGTAGCGCCCGTTGGGCGTATACTTACGAGGTGGCATTGTCGGGGTTCGATCTCACGGCAGACGGAACCGCGGTTCTTACATTTGGAACCGGAATCTATAAAATCGACCTGACCTTAACATGGGGCGCGGGTGCGGCACTTTCGGATATTCATGCCCAAATCAATTCGTTCGTGACCGGGCAAATCAAGGACTACGGTTGGACATCGGGCGTCGACGAGGCAAATTCGCGTATCATCATGTCGTCGAATACATGGTCGCCCAGCTATGCGACTATCGACGTCGTAAGTGGCTGCCAAATCACAAGACCTCCGGAAGACGTCAACTACCAAACAACGTTGACGGGGGTGTTGATCGAGGGGTCAACCGAATATGTCCGCCGTAACAACGGCGTTAATTCGTCGTATGCGGGCTGTAATCCCGAAAAATTCCTGCAATACTATTCGGCCAACGGAACCGATACCACAGGAATCAAACCCGGAAGCAGCACCATAATTCGGGAAAGTGCCTTCACGGAAGAGGCCAACCCGGAACTGGTCGCCGCCTACCCGACCTACCGGGATTATCTGTTCGGAGAACATTTGCTGCAATATCCCGCAGCCTACGGTGCGCTGCTTCGTGACGGCAAGACGAACACCGCAAAGATAGGCGGTCTGCGGTTCGTCAACATCCACGGCGAAAGCGTTCCCCGTTATCCGGCCGCTGCGGCCGCTCTCGACTACGGCGTCACGGTCGAGGGTGCAACTACCGGATTGGAAGCGGGCGCATGGTGGCTGCCGTCCGTCGATGAAATTTACCTGCTTATGCACGACCGCGTGCTGACGTCTGCCGACCGGGAAAGCGACCCCGTGAACCGCACGCTGTCGCGCCTCGGTAAGACGACCTGCTACGGATCGGGCTATTATCCGTGGACATCGTGCGAGTACAATTCCTACAGCGCGTTCTTCTACTACGGCGACACGGGCAGCGTGGGCAGCAGCAGCGAGTATTGCACGCTCGCCGTGCGTCCGGTTTCCGCTTTCAAGGAATAGTTTCACAGTTCAATCATTCCCGCGCCCTTTACAGGGGCGCGGGTTTAATCCCCAAAAACCAAACAGAAATGAAAAAAGGCACAATCATCAAACGCACCGACTACGTGGCGACAATGCTCGCTATTCCTGTCGGAGAAGAACACGAATTCACGCTGACGGGGCGCGACTACGCATCGTACATGAACGCCGTTAGTCGGTTTAATAAAAACGGCAAAGCAAAATTCGAGGCCCGCACCGCTTCGGCATCCACCATCGTAATTAAACGCCTTTCGTAATATGTCGCTCCCCGAATTATACGAATTGCAGCATTGCCTCGTCCACGTCGCCGATGTCGTTGCTTGCGCAATCATCAAGCGCCAGCAGCCCGCCGCCGACCTCGTAACGAAACGCGCGCTGTATCGGGAATTCGGCCGGGGCTGGGTCGATAAGCATATCGCCCCGAATGGGAAGATCGAGGGTAAGCGATTCGGAACGGCCCCGAATTCACCGATCAAATACAGCCGCACGGAATTCGTCGCCCTACTCGAAGCCGAACGCCTGCAACGCGCAGAAATCGTCGGTAAATACGGACGACAAGAGCAGGCAAAATAAGCTGTTTTGCAGCCTTTACCACTCCAAGCGAACGAATACACGACGACAGCCCGAAAGTCGATAAAACAGGAAATTCGATAAAAATAACATGCAAACACTCAAATACACATCAAGGGAGGTAAACCGGAATTTCCGCATCAAGGTTTCGGGCCTCGGCATCCATGAACTCAAAGGCTTTACGGGATTCGTCGGGTTGGTGGGGAGTGAACTCGCAAACAACCTGCTTGACCGGGCATTTCGAAGCAAGGCGGATAAAGTAGAATGCAAACTGCGGCGCGGCTTGAAAATAACCTTTTACTACAAGTAGACATGAAAACCAAAATTTTAGCTATCCCGTGGTGGCTGTCGCTGGTCGCGCTCGGCGGAGCAATGGATGCAGACCCGATTTCATGGGTCGCCGTCGCCGTAACATTCGCCGCGTTCGTAACACTTTCCGCAGCCATAATCAGAGAACAAAGGAAAACCGCATAATAACCAATCATCACAAAACGCACGATGCTATGAACATCAAGATCAAATCAATTACCCTGCGCAATTTCAAAGGACTGCGCGACGTATCGTTCGATTTCGACGGCCGTAACGCCACGATCATAGGCGACAACGGTACGGGAAAGACAACCATTTTCGACGCCTTGACATGGGTACTGTTCGGCAAGGATTCGCACAACAGCACCGACATCGACATCAAGACAATAGACGCCACGGGCGAACCGATGCACCGCGCCGAGCATTTCGTCGAGGTGGCATTGGACGTGGCGGGCTCCACACAGACGCTGCGCCGCACGTACCGCGAGATTTGGAGCAAGCCGCGCGGGTCGTCCGACCTGCGTTTCGTCGGACACGAAAGCGCATTTGCCGTCAATGGCGTGGAGGTCGGAACCAAAACGGCATACGACAAAATCATTTCGGAATGGATAAACGACGACGTATTCCGAATGCTGACCGACCCGATGTATTTCAATACTCGCGTCGACTGGAAAGGCCGCCGCGCCGCACTTTTGGCCCTCGTCGGGGATAACATCGACCGAACGGAAATACAGGCCCGATTTGCCGACCTGCTCGCGGAAATGAACGGTGAACCCCTCGCGGATTTCAAAGCACGGCTGGCGGCCGAAAAGCGCAAGAACAAAAAGGAATTCGACACGTTCGCCCCGAAGATCGAAGCATATCAAAACACGATGCCGCCGACGGAAGACTACACAGCGCTGGAACAGGAAATCGTGCAACGCGAATCTGTGGCCGCAAACGAGATCGCTGCCTACCAACGGCAAATCGACGCACTCGACGCGCAGATCGCCGACGCATCGAAAATAGACGAGGAAACGCAGGCCGCCCACGACCGAAGACTGAAAAAGGTACTCGACATCAAAAAGTCGTTGTCCGAATGTATCGACGCACGACTGACTGCCGCCCGTCGGTATAACTCCGACCGCGACGCGGCCATCATGGACGCACAGGCGAAAGCGGATTCAATTCTGCGCGAAATCGAGAAAACCGAAACGACGGCAAACTCGAAACGGGACACCCTCGAAGCCTGCGTAAAGAAGCAGGCGAATATCAAATCGGCACTCGATAGCATGCGTGCGAAATACGAGGCCGAGAAAAAGGCGGCATTTGAATACGTCGACACGACCACCTGTTACGCTTGCGGCCAGCCGTTACCCGCCGCAACCATCGAAGAAGCCCGCCGCGCGGCCCGCGAGGGCTTCGAGAAGCACCAACGCGAAATACTCGACAAGTTGATCGCCGACGCCAATCTCGAAAAGGACACTTACAGCAAGTTAACAAAGCTGGTTTCGACCACCGAACAGGAAATCGCAATGCTCGATCAACGCCTATCGCAACTGCGCGCGGAACATCACGCTGCGATGCTGGCTATCACAACCGCGAAAGACGTTCCCGCAATCGACCTCGAAACGGAGGAAGAACAGGCGAAATTATCTCCCGCCTACCGAAAACTCACCGACGAGCTTACCCGCGCGCAAACCGCCCTCGAAGCCTCGGCAACCATGAAAATCACGGCCGCTACGCTCACGACGCGCCGCCGGGATATATCCGCACAGATCGACATGGTGCGTCAGAACCTCGCAACCGCAACCGCCGACCTACGCCGTCGCCTCGCCAACAAGGAGCGCACGGCGGAAATTCAGCGATTGATAGACGAAAGCAAAGCCGCCGAAAAGAAGATCGCCGAACGTATAGCCGAACTCGAACGCCTCGAATTTGCGGCGGCGGCCTACACGAAAGCAGACATCGAAGCCGTCGAAGCGGCGATAAATTCGCGGTTCGACCTCGTGCGCTGGCGAATGTACGAACAGACCATCGAGGGCGCAGACGTCGAAACATGCGTCGCCACCATCGACGGCGTGCCGTTCAACTCGCTGAACAGCGCCGGGCAGGTACTCGCCGGGCTTGACATCATTCGCACGTTCTGCCGCTACTACGGCGCAACCGCACCCGTCTTCATCGACAACGCCGAAAGTATTTCGCAGACCGACTTTGCGCTCGATTCGCAGGTCATTCGCCTGCAAGTGGTCGAGGGGGCTGCGCTCGAACTTAAAACAGCGTAACGACATGGCACAGATCGTCAGCAACGAAAAAGGATTCAAGGTTATCCACGTCGAAACGCTCGACATGTGGGCCATCGGAAGCCCCGCGAAATGCGACTACTGCACGACGGATATGGCGACCCCCGACGGCGGCTATTACACCGCCGTACTGAATAAGATATACTGCCCGCAATGCTATAAACGCTGGCTTTCCGAGGCGTGCCGCCACCCGCAGGACACCCCTATTGAAAACCGCAACTACAACACGTATCGTCAAATCTTTTATTTCAAATAACTATGGCACAGAATAACAATCAGAACGGAGCGCAGACCGCCCCGGCGACGCAATCGAAAGCGATTGCCGCAATGAAAGATGAACTTGCGAACAGCGTCCTGCGACGCATCGAGGAGCTGCAAGCAAACGGCGGACTGGTCGTCCCGAAAGACTACGCCGTAACTAACCAAATGAACCTTGCATGGCTTCGTATCTCCGAAATGCTTTGGGAGGATTCCAACAAAGTACAACACCCGGTTTTGGAGGTCGTAACCAAAGCATCGGTGGCAAATTCGCTGCTCGACATGGTGCTACAAGGCATGGATATTCAGAAGAAGCAAGGGTATTTTATCCCGATCAAAAACAAGGCGTCGGGACAGCTCGAACTGACGTTCTGGCGGTCGTATTTCGGCGACGAGAAACTGGCCCGCGCGCAAGGCATGAAGAAAGTCCGTTCGGTCGTCGTCTACGAGGGTGACGAATTCGAATACATGTATACGGAGGACGGCGAAACCAAAGTAACGAAACACGTTCCGAGCCTGTCGAGAATCGACAAAGACAAGATCGTCGCCGCTTACGCCGTAACGACTATGGCCGACGGCTCGCACTCGACGACGATCAAGACGATGACCGAAATCCGGCAGGCGTGGATGCAAGGCGCGACGCGGGGTAACTCGCCTGCGCACCGAAATTTCACCAGCGAAATGGCCGGGCGAACAGTCGAGCGTTCCGCCATGAAGCACATCATCAACTCGTCGTCCGACGCATGGCTGTTGAGCGAAGACGAGAAAGAACGCCGTGTAACGAATGAAACGGCGGCAGCGCCCGCCGGGGCAAATATCGAAGAAGCAAAATTCGAGGAGGTTGCTCCGGCCGCAATCGCAGCACAATCGGCCGTACCTGCCGAAACGATGCCGCCGATCCCTACGCCGACGCCCGTTCCACGCGAGGAGGTAACTGAAGAGGCAGCCCCCGCTGCCATTGAAGACGACCCGTTCAACGTGTAACCCGATGAAGCTGCACGTCATATCATCGTCGTCGGCTGGCAACTGCTACGTTTTGGAGAGCGAAGCGTCTGCGCTCGTTATCGAGTGCGGCGCATCGCCCGAAACGATGTTCGCCCGAACCGGTATCGACGCCCGAAAGTTCGTCGGTGCAGTAGTAACGCACGAGCACGGCGACCACGCGGCCCACATCGGCAAATACACCGACCGGGCAATCGACGTCTACGCCTCGCGGGGAACACTCGCGGCGTGCCATATCGACAAAGCGCACCGGGCGCACGCTTTGCGGCCGATGCAGTCCGTCACGGTCGGCGATTTCGTCGTCCGGGCATTCGACGTGAAGCACGACGCAGCGGAGCCGTTCGGATATATCATCGAACACGAGGAATGCGGAAAAGTGCTATTTGCGACCGACACGCATTTTATCCGGTACAATTTCAAATCCCTGCGGCTGAATCATATTCTGATCGAGGCGAATTACTCACAGGAGGAGTTGGACGATAATATCGCTCACGGAGCGATAAACCCGACGCAGGCTGCGCGCGTGCGAACGTCGCATCTATCAATCGACGCAGCGTGTGATATGGTCAAGGCGAACGAAACGGCGGAACTTTCGACGGTCGTTCTGTTGCACCTTTCAAACGCAAACAGTCTTGCCGATGCTTTTGCCGCGCAAATGCGCAAAACAGCCCGTTTCGCGCGTGTTTTCGTCGCGGACAAGGGTTTAGTCGTCGAGTTGAATAAAAGCGAAATTTAACGGGCCAAATCAGCATCAATGGCAAACGAAACAAATACTGGTTGGGTGCGGTTGTATCGCAGCACGCTCGGATGGGAGTGGTTCGACGACCCGCTCACGCTGCAACTGTGGGTCGTTTGTCTGCTCAAGGCGAATTACCTGCCTACGAGATGGCGAGGAGTGGAGATTGAACGCGGAGCTTTCGTTACCTCCGTCGATAGTTTGTGCGCAGAAACAGGACAGACGACACGACAGATTAGAACCCGTTTAGCTCGTTTGCAGGCGTCCGGCGAAATATCCGTCCGTGCGACAAACTGCAAAAGCATTATAACAGTTTGTAAATTCGATACTTACCAGCCATTAGAAAATGAAAACGACAAACGACCGACAAACAGTTACGAAGATTTGCGGAGGGTAGCGGGAAAGAAAGTCGCCAAAATCGACAAACCAAACGACAAACCAAAAACACCTGTAATTAACAGCAATACAGACAATTACATCGACAACGACAAACAAAACGACAAACAAAACGACAATCAATCGACAAACGACCGACAAACGCAACTGTTTTCAAGCGACAACAGTATAAGAATATATAAAGAATTAAAAGAATCTCTCTCTTCGCGCGCACGCGCGACAGAGGCAGAGAGAGAGACATTTTTTGAAATCTTTTTTTTCAAGAATTTCCAAAATCCCGATTACGAGGTCGAACGATTCTGCGCTAATTACGAGGCGTCGGGCTGGATTCGTAAAAACGGACAAGCCGCTACCGACCGCCCGGCGCTTGCGCGTACATGGACGCAGGAAGACAAAAACGCCGCGCCACGCTTCAATGCCGATTTCCTTGCGAAATACCGACGTTTCTACGGCCTCGTAAAACAAACGAATCCGGCGCTTGCGCCGATATTCATTCACGATCTGGAATTGGTATTTATCGACACCGAACGCAAGCGGCTGACATTCCGCTGCACGCGGCAGATGGCCGAAGCCGTCGAGGCCAATGTCCGGTTCTTTCGGGATAACTTTTTCGACAAACATTTCGCGGGCTGGACGCTACACTACCAAACCCCGCGAATCTAAAACCACAACGCACGATGAAAAACAAAAACGACAAGCGGGGTAAGTCCCCGGCGAATTTTTACAACGGAATCGCCGAAATGCTCGGCAAGGCGGCTATTCCGCAGACGATCACAGTCGAGGCCGATGGAGTTTCGCCCGAAACATTCTCGGCAGCAGGAATCACGAAACGCGAACTGTATGCCACCGTCGCAATGGCAAGCCTTGCGCACGCTGTCATAACAACCCCACCCGTCGGAGGCGGCAGGCTTCGTTCAGACTGGGCGCGGCGCGTGGCTGCACAGGCCGCAAAGCTGGCCTACCACCTCGACGAAGCACTCGGCGAGATCGAACGAAACGGCGAACCCGCAAAAGATTCAAGACGATGACGAACGACCAAATCAAAGAGAAAATCCGCAAGGTTCTCGCGCTGGCCCAGCAAGGCGACGGCGGCGAAATGGAGGCAGCGAAAATTCAGCTTGCCGCGATGCTCGAAAAATACGGTCTTCGCCTCGAAGACATCGCGTCGGATAAGCGGGAAACATGTTATTTCAAGTATAAAAACGTCGATGAACGGCGATTGCTTATCGCTATACTGTTCAACACGTTCGGGTCTGATGCCGAATTCATCCGGCGTGCAACGTACTGCGCCGCCAATAAAACGGTTCGGGTCGATCTTACGCAAGTCGAGAAAATCGACGTCGCAAATACATTTGAATACTATCGTAAGGTGTTCGCCCGCGAACGGCGCGCAATGCTCAAATCCCTATTTCCGGCATTCATGCACAAACATAGCCTGTTCGATATTGCCGAACGTGAAGACGAGCAACCTGCGGGCGAACTATCGCCCGACGAACTGCTCCGAATTCTAACTATTATGCGCGGCATGGAATCTCCGTCGTACCGTAAACAATTAACCGAATAGCTCTATGAACATTCTGTATTTACCGCTCAAAAAGGAGTGGTACGAAATGATCGAACGAGGAGAAAAACAAGAGGAATATCGGGAAATAACCCGCTATTGGATTAATCGCCTTTGCAAAGACAAGGCGTTCGACGGAATCGTCTGCACCTACTTTATTTGCAAGGATTTCGACGCCGTTTGCTTTTCCTACGGTTATACCCGCCGCCGGATGCTATGGGAGTGCAAAAGCATTGATTTCGGCCGAGGCCGCCCGGAATGGGGCGCACCCGATCACGAAACATTCATCATCAAACTTGGAAACCGACTGAACGATGAGAGATTACAGTAAAGATTTCGCCGAATGGCGAAAATGGCGCGACGAAAAAGGGTTGCCGCCTATTTACGACGACCCGGCCGACGCGGGTATCGAAACGGATTTCCGGGTCGGGCAGCAGGTGTCGTTCACGAACGAATACGGCGTGCGGTTCGAACCGCACGTGATAATGGGATTCTGCAAACCGGAACTTTCGGGCAGGTGCGTCTACCTCGACTACGACTGCTACTGGTTCCCGACGGAACTCAAATCGTTAAAACCCTACCGGAAATGAAAAACATTCATCATACCTGCCGATGCACCGGGCAACAGTTTACGTTCAAAGAGTGGGGCGCATGGATTGATAGCCACGAAAAAGCCGGGCAGAATAGCAGTGAATTCGTGGTGTTATCGCATGACGGTTTCGATTTCAACATCCACGACGTATGCCTAACGCCTAACAGACCTGTCCGGTTATTCAACACCCATTGTGTCGTGGAGGTTAAAACAGCGCAGTCGCCGAACGGACGCTGGGATTACGGACTGGATGTCAATTTGCACAATTCGGGCCATTACGTCGGGGCCGGATTCGTCGACGATGTGCAAAAGGGATACCCAACGGAGGCCGCCGCGATTCTTGCCGCCCTGCTCGATGCCCGCAAATCAGCCGAACGCGAACTGGCGGACTGTTCCGGTCGCTCCCGGTCGAATCCCGATAACGAGGACGACGAAGACGGATTCATCAAAGACAGTACGCTGGCCCCATACATTCGGAATATCATCAGACAAATCGACGATCAACGCCGGGCAACGGCGTTCAAACAACTAACCCTATTTTGATTATGACACGACACGTTGAATCGCACATGCAACGAATGTGCGTCAGTTGGTTCCGGCTCCAATACCCCGCCATCGGCAAACTCCTGTTCGCCGTCCCGAACGGCGGCGCACGGAGCCGAACGGAAGCCGCGATAATGAAAGCCGAGGGCGTAACCGCAGGCGTCGCCGACCTTATCCTGCTAATCGGGCGCAGAGGCTTCAACGCCCTATGTATCGAAATGAAGACCACCGACCGACGTTCTACCCTATCGGACGCACAAATCGAATGGCGTTCACTCGCAATCACGAACGGAAGCAGACACATCGTCTGCCGAACGTTCGAGGAATTCCAGTCGGAAATTCGCTGGTACATGGCGCGTCCGGCGAATAGCGAACCGCGGGACGAAATCACCTGTGCCCGCCCGATAGTTCCGCCGTCCGTCGAAGAGATCGAACGAGCATTTGGGAAAATCAGAAGACGCAAAATCAATCATCAACCTATTAAAACAGCAAAGCAATGAGGGAAATTAAATTCCGAGGCAGACGCCTCGACAATGGGAAATGGGAGAGTGGAGACCTGCTCGAAAATCAAGGTCGGAACTTCATTTACCACGCAACGAGTGAGAGCACAATTGAGGATAACGATGACGGCCACATCGTTGTCGTTGCGGTAGAAGTTGATCCGGCCACCGTCGGACAGTACACGGGGCTGAAAGACAAGAACGGCAAGAAGATTTACGAGGGCGACATTATAAATTGGCTCATGCACCGGATGGATCGCACAGGATATATCGAGGAAGGGCGCGTCGAGTTCCGAACGAATGAGCAGGCAACTGTTGTGATCAATAAGTTTACAACCAAAGACGGGCGCGAGAGTGTGCGCAATATCCTGAATTGCCTTAATGATTTGAAAGTCATTGGCAATATCCACGATAACCCCGAATTGATGAAAGGAGGTGACCAATGACAACGCACAACCCGAAATTCAGAGGAACACCCGGCCCGTGGCGGGTCGACGGACACGTCGGCGGAAACGGCATCGTAAACTATTCAATCGTTTCGATTTCCGGCGACGCTGTCGGCTGCGCTCCCGTCGCAGAGGTACTGCGCAATAACCCGCGTCCGATGCCGGAACAACGCATCGAAGCCAACGCCCGACTATTGGCCGCTGCGCCCGACCTGCTCGCTGCGCTCGAATCACTCGTCGGTATATTAGAGCCGAACAAACTGACCCCCTATTGGACTATGCGCGAAAAGGTAAACGCGGCGAAACAGATCATCGGATACATCTATCAATCAAACCATCAATAACTATGAAAACAGTCGAAGACCTTAACAGGCTTATCCGCGACGAAATCGCGACTATCGAAGCACTCCGAAGCGAAGACGAAAAAATATGGTCGGTTCGGGGGGGGGGAACGGAAGCCGATGCAAAACGCAGCAAGAAGATCCGCCGCATGATCGGCGACCACAACAACGAGATCGCCCACCTGCGCCGCCTTATCCGCTTTGTCGAAGCAACCCCGGAAGAGGGTGTGCGAATGATGCTCGACCAACTGCGCGGGCAGGTAGATCGAATTACCGCATCTGCCGACCGCTACAAATTGAAAGAGCAGAAAAAAGAGTATCTGACACGCGCAGGCGTGCAGCTCAAACACACGCAAATCGCCGAACTTGAATTCCTACTGCAATGAAAACACGACTACTGAAACGATTGCGGCGGAAAGCAGAAGAATGGATTGCTACGCCTTGCGCATTTTATTACATGCAGTTATATCAAGGCATAATTAAAGACGCCAAAGAAGCAAAGCGCGTCTATATCACCCAGTATATTAAAACGTTAAAATGAAGACGAAAAAAATGAAAACAGGTATCAAATTTCAAGACAGCCACGACGATAGCGAGCTAACCGTAACACTGGAAAACGACGGGGATTTCTCGCTGACGATAGGCAATGAGGACGTTTGGTTTACGCAGGATGATTTCGAGGAATTCGTCCGGGAATGCACCTCGTTCGCCGCAAAGATTAAAGCAGGGAAACAAACCGATCAAAAACAATAACATGAACGACAAAACCATTATTCCACAAGAAGTATACGATCTATGCCAGCGAGGCATTCGCGATAGCGTCAAAAACATATCGCAAAATTTAGAAAGCCTAACGCAGGAAACGGATTCCAAGCAGGAGCGATGCGCGATCTGCGGCAACACGAAGATTTACAAATACGACGGTTATTGTCGTCCCATCTGCGAACGATGCGCCAACGGAGGAGGCAGGACATACGTTCGAAGCGGGGATAAGATCGGCCGCAACGAGCCGTGCCCGTGCGGTAGCGGATTGAAATACAAACGATGTTGCGGGAAATAGCCTGCTACAAAATTCTATCCGAAAGCGTGTATTATTTACACGCTTTTTGCATATCTTTGTGCTGGTAACCAATACAGAGTAAACGCATACCGGGCCTATGAAAATTCCGCAAACTATCGAAATGCAGGTCGGCGCGCTCAATACCAGCGAGCACAACCCGCGACAAATCACCGAAGATGATTTCGCCGAACTGGTCAAATCCCTGCTACTGCTGCCGAAAGGCTTGTATTACCGCCCCGTCGTCGTGGACGACCGGAATATCGCCCTTGCCGGAAATATGCGCTTGCGGGCGCTGAAATACATTCACGAACTCGGATTCGACGACCTCGCAGAAATCTTGCGGGCGTCGTATCGGTTCCGGCATTTCGACGAGGCGAAACAATCCGCGCTGCTGAACTACTGGCGCGAATGGCAGATGCACCCGACCGTGCCGACGCTTTACGCCTCGGAACTCGACGAAGACGAGCAGCAGCAGTTCATCATCAAAGACAACCTATCGTTCGGCACGTTCGATATTGACATGTTGGCGAACGAGTACGACATCGCGGCGATCATCGACGACGGGTTCGACATCGACCTGCTCCCGAAATCGGCCATCGAGGCGTTGGCCGCAGCAAATGGTATCGACCCTAACGATATAACGGGGCGACGCTGTGGCGGGGACGGGGAAGCCGACGAGCACTACACGCACAAAATCACGTCGCCCGTCTACGAGCCGAAGAACGAAAAACCAGACTTATCGACGCTGACCGACAGCGGCCGAACCGACGAACTGCTGGCAAAGATCGAGGCGTCGAACGTATCGCCCGACGAAAAAGAGTTCCTGCGGCAGGCTGCTGCACGGCATACGGTGTTCGACTACGCCAAGATTGCCGACTACTACGCACACGCCTCGAAAGAAATGCAGGAGCTGATGGAAGATTCAGCGCTGGTCATTATCGACTTCGGCAAAGCCATCGAAAAGGGCTACATCCGATTGTCGGACGAAATACGAAACGAATACACACGGGAGTATGGCAATGAGGCATAACGGGTTCGTCGCGTTCATTCTGACGCACGGACGCCCCGACCGGGTGCTGACCTACGAGAAACTGCGCAAACACGGGTACACGGGGAAAATATACATCGTCTGCGACGACGAAGACAAGACGCTGCCGGAATATCGCAAACGTTTCGGCGACGTGCTCGTCTTTTCCAAATCGGAGATCGCAAAGACATTCGACGAGGGCGACAATTTCGGCGACCGCCGGGCAATCATCTACGCCCGCAACGCCTGTTTCGAGCTGGCCCGACAGATCGGGGCGACGCATTTCATCGAGCTGGACGACGACTACACGTATTTCAAATTCCGGTTCGACGACCAGCTACGCTGGCACGGCGCAGACGTCCAAGACCTCGACGCGGTATTCGACATGCTGCTCGACTATTTCAATTCCGCCCCGATGCTGACCCTTGCAATCGGGCAGGGTGGCGATTATATCGGCGGCGAAAAGGCGACGAGATTCAACGACGGAATACAGCCGATGCGCAAGGCTATGAATTCGTTTATCTGCTCCGTCGACCGACCGTTTCAATTCGTCGGCCGTATCAACGAAGACGTGAATACCTACGTCCTGCTGGGGTCGCGGGGGGGGGTATTTCTGTCCATCCTACAAATCGGCCTCGACCAACTCGAAACACAGAGCAACAGCGGCGGCATGACGGAACTGTACTTGGACGCGGGCACGTATGTAAAGAGTTTCTACACGGTCATGTATTGCCCGTCATGCGTGGTTGTTTCGGCAATGGGAACCGCCCATCGGCGGCTACATCATCACATCAAATGGCGATACGCCGTGCCGAAGATACTGCACGAATCGGTTAAAAAGTAACGACCAATGGCATCACACCCAAGCAATAACAAATCGGCGAAAGACCGCCGGAATGCCCGTCTGCCGCTCGTGTCGCATCTGCGCCTCGAACGGCGGATGCCGTTTCGTCAAATAGCCGCAGAGGTCGAACGGCAGTTGGGGTATTCGGTAACGCCGAAGACGATCAAGACCGATTGGGATTTGCTCGTCAGCGAATGGCGGGCCGAAGCCGCGAGCAACACACAGCAGGCGTGCGACGAGGCGCTGATGGAGTGCGACCGCGCCATCGCGGAACTGTGGCGGCTGTACGAAGCCAGCAAGCAGAAACGAGTTGTCAAGCGGGCAAAGGTTCGCACGGCACTCGTCGATATAAACACGTTCGGAAATCCTGTCGTCGGCAAGCCTCTCGATGCCCCCGTCCCACTCGAATCGGAAACGTCGAGCGTAACGGAGGAACCCGTCGGCGACGTGCGAATCCTCGCCGAAATCCGCAAATGGGAGGAACGCCGCGACAAACTGCTCGGCCTCGACAAGGTACAGGTCGACATCACATCGGGCGGAAAGGAATTCAAGGGCTTTTCGTCGGTGCTGCCCGTCATGCCGGGTATCGACGAAATAGTCCGCCGTATCGACGAGGAACGCGAACGGAAACTATCGGAAGAAGACGAATAACGCATGTTTACCGACGGACTACAACAGCGCGAGGAACAGCAACGCGTCAACTACAAACAGTTGCTTGCCTACCGCCACTTGGCCGACCCACGAATCCGATACGTCGTCTATGGCGGCGCAGCGGGTGGCGGCAAATCGTGGCTGGGGTGCGACTGGCTTATGCGTTGCTGCTGGGCATTCCCGAAAACGCGCTGGTTCGTCGGTCGAAACAACATCAAGGACAGCCGCGAATCCGTGCTGGTCACGTTCGGCAAGGTCGCCGATTCCTACGGATTCACAGACTACCGGATAACGGACGACGGCATCAAGTTTACGAACGGGTCGGAAATCGTACTGCTCGACTTGACATTCTATCCGCAGAAAGACCCGATGTTCGAGCGGCTGGGGTCGAAAGAGTTTACAGGCGGTTGGATAGAGGAGGCCGGAGAGGTTCATTACATGGCCTACGAGGTGCTGAAATCCCGAATCGGGCGGCATCTCAACGAGGAATACGGACTGGAAGCGAAGATGCTCATAACCTGCAACCCGAAAAAGAATTGGCTGTATAAGCATTTCTACAAACCGCATATCGACGGAACGTTACCGAAAGACTGCGCATTCGTTCAGGCGTTGGTCTACGACAACCCGTTTATCACGTCCGATTACATCCGAACGCTCGAATCAATCGGCGTCAAGTCGATTCGGCTACGTCTACTGCTCGGCAAATGGGAATACGAGAGCAACGCAAACCAACTCGCCGACTACGACGCCATCCTCGACTGCTTCACGAACGAGCGGCAGACGGGCGACGGCGTGCGGCGTATCAGTGCCGACCTTGCCATGAAAGGCCGTGACCGCTTCGTCGCGTTCAACTGGACGGGAATGGCCGCTAAACTCGCTATCGACAAACCGTACAGCACGGGCAAGGAGATCGAAACCGACCTGCGCGACGAATCGAGGCGGCACGGCGTCCGGCGCTCCAACATCATCGCCGATTCTGACGGACTGGGGCAGTACCTCGATTCGTATTTGGAGGGCATCAAGACGTTCCACGGAGGAGCGCCCGCGCCGGATAACACGTATTTCAACCTCAAATCGCAATGCGCGTTCAAGCTGGCGGAGGTTATCAATGCGGGTCTGCTCTGCATCGACTGCCCGGAAGAACTGCAATCGACCATTGCCGAAGAGCTGGAAGCCTGTCTTGTCGCCCGCGACGTCGACGCCGACACGAGCAAGAAACGAATCATCGACAAACGGGAGATGAAAGCCGTACTTGGACGGTCGCCCGACTATTTCGACCCGTTGATGATGCGCATGTACTACGAGATCGTCCCGCAGCCGAAAGGAATGCGCGCCCGCGTCGGGCGCCTTTCGTGAAAAGCTGTTTTTTTGGCTGTTTCTGCTGGTAAAATTTGACAGACGAATAAACTACCGTCCCGACGGCAAAAGTGGATTAAACAGAAAAACTGATGAAAATAACAATCAAGAAACGGACGGCCCGGCAGATGCTCGCTATCGAACGAGCATTGACGCCCGAATCGCGTGCAGCATTGCAAACCCTGCCGAAGCCGGACAAAGTATGCGGCGTGCGCACGCCGCGAAACCTCAACGATCTAACTATCGGCGACCTGTTCAGCTTGCAGGCAGACGGGACGCACGCCCTTATAGAGCGAATCGCGTCCGTCATTCTGAAAGTGCATCCCCGGCGCTGCTACAACGAACGGGCAGACAAAATGCTCGGTTTCGTCTTTTGGGTCGGGCGAGAATTGGAGCGCATCGCAGCGTTGTTCGCAAGTACAAGCAACCAGCCGACGCCCGAAGAGATCAAAGCCGGAATAAACGACCTTGATTTCGGGCCGTTCGGCATCATCGACTGGTACGCCCACCGACAGGGCTACCAAGACCAAAACGACGCCGCAAAGGTGGCATGGGTACGCGTTTGCGAGTGTATGCGAATCGACAACGAGCGGATCGCCTTTGAACGGCGTCTGCGCGAAATAATGGCCAACAAAAACAAATAGACCTATGGAAAAACCGACAGTCGAAAACAAAGTCAAGGAGATCGTCGAGGCGATGGGCCTTACCTATCTGTGCGAATCGTGGTTCCGAGCCAATCAAGCGTTCGACCGATTCCGGCGTCAAGGAGAGAGTCGCGAGGTTACGCACCCCGACGGCCTCACGCTGCCCGCCTGCCTCTACGTGCAACCCGTGGCGGGTTTTCTGAATTTCACGTCGCAGGGCTTCGTGCGCGACGCTCCGTCCTGCCTTATCTCCTTTGCCGACGCTATGCCGTTCGACTACAAAGGGGCCGAAGCGCAGGAGATCGCCGAACGCCTGAAAGGTCTTGCCGTGCGATTCATTGTTGCCGTAAACGAAAGCGGCTTTTTCGTTCCGGTCGCCGGGCAGATCAATTACCGCGTCGCGTTCGACAAGATGGACGCAAACCTATGTATCGTAACGCTGTCGCTGACACTCCAAGAACAGGCGGGCGTCTGCTTCGATTACGGCTTGTAGCTATGGACGTACAAAGAATAGAACTCGAAGCCGACCGAATCGTCGCCGAAGAACTCGACCGGGCACGGCAGAAGATCATCGAGAACCACGTCGCCGCGGGACAACAGACAACGGGCGCAACCGCCGAGAGCATCACGATAGCCGTAACGACCAACGGCGGCGCAACCACGGGAACGATGGACGCCCGCCCATATTTTGCAGCACTCGAAACCGGCACGCAACCGTGGCTGTCACAGCATTTTCGCCGACGCCGCGACGGGTCGGTCTATCCGTCCGCCCCGAAATGGTTTATCGACATCATCGCGGACTGGGCCGCAGCAAAAGGTGTAGATATTTCAGCGTGGGGAGCAGCGACCAAAATAATGACGGAGGGGTCGGCCCTATTCCGTAACGGCGGCCGCGAAGACATTTTCACGCCCGAAATAGCGGCCCTATCCGACCGCATCGCCGATAGGCTGGCGGGGCTTTTCGATGCACAGATCGTCGAATCAATTTTAAAACAATAGACCATGAGCAGAACATTTACACACAGCAGCACGGGAACAGTAGTCGAATATCCCAATGCAACGCATTTCGCATTCGTCCCCGCGATTTTCAAAATCACGAAAATTCCCACAACGTATGACAAATTAGAAATGGTCTTAACCGACCGCCAAGCGCAGCAATCGTACAGCGAAGAGCGCGAGCCGTTCAATGGGGCCGCATATTTCGATGTACGGCGGTATCTGCAACTGTTGTTCAATAACGTTGCGCAGGGAGTGATTGATTACAGCAAGGGGTTCGTCGATTCCCCGCTGAAAAAGAATATCTATGCTACGATATACTGGTATCGCAACGGCAGTCAGTTCTATCTCGGCACGTTCGGGATAGACGCTATATGGGGAACAATATCCGCCCGCGAATCATCCGGCGGCATCATGCGTCGCAAATGGTTCGTCCGCTATCCGTTTACGGTTGATGTCTTCGCCAAGAACGGAACATCGTTCGACGTGCTGATCGACGGCAAACAGTCCGACATCATGTTTTACAACCACAACGAGGACGCGGAAGGTGCGACCCCATACCACCGCTACCTGCTGAATCCGGCAAGAGTGATCGACCCCTCGACCGTCACCCGTTCGGTGCATATCGCAGTACCGCATAGCCTCGTGCTGAAAAATGACGAGGAGGCTGTCGGCATGGTCGGTTATACGCTCGACATAGACCGGAACGCAAACGGTGTCTATCTGCGTTGGATAGACCAACAGGGACGCTATTGTTACTACCTGTTCAAAGAGATCGGCAGCGCGTCGACCGTTTCGGCATCTTCGACGTGGGAGCGTAACGATATGAATGTCCCGACCGCTTACATCGACGGCGTGAATATCGAAACGCCAGTCCGGCAAAGCCTATCCCGGAAAAAGACCCGTTCGCTGGGGGCAAAGCTGGTCGATTCCGAAACGTATGATTTCCTGCTCACCCTCGCGCAGTCGGTCGTCGTGGACGTTTTCGACGGGTACGACGCCAATGACGCGCCGCTGTGGCATCGCGTCAATATCGTTGCTGGCAGCTACGAGAAGACGACGAAGCATTACCAAGATTTTATTTTCTCAATCGAGGAACCCGCGCAGAGCGCACAAATGCTGTAACCATGACGGAGGAATTATATATCAACGGCGAGGCCGTCGACCTTAAACCGGATGCGGCGACGACCCTCAACTACAAGTCTAACCTGCTCGGCGACATATCGAAAATTACGTCGTCGAATTCGCAGACGATTCAATGCCCGAAAACAACGCGCAACCGAAAGATATTCGACAATCCGGGGGCACCCGCCTATGTGTCCGATAAGCGATACAACCGATATTCGGCGCGCCTCGTTCGGAATGGAATCGAGATCGTCCGTGTCGGATATGCCGTGCTGCTATCTTCATCTGAAACCTACGAAATCGCGCTTTATTGGGGCGTGATGGCAAACTTTCAGGCGTGGGTCGACAAAGCGGCCAAGTTGAATGAGTTGACCGGAACCGAGGCGTTGACGTGGAATGCAAATACCACGGCGACGACCCTGTCACAAATGAAATCCACCGGATATGGATTTGCAAAATACGACTGTGGCGTATCGGATACCAGCCTTATTAATTTCCATCCCAGCGCTACCGCATGGTGGATTCTCGACAAGATAACCAAGCAAGCCGGATTTACATTTGAAATGCCGAGCAAATACGCCAGCGCATTGCGAGCGATAACGATTCCGTGCTTGAGCCAAAACGCATCAGACGCAAGCAATGAGGCGGAGGCCACAGTATCTACATATCCATTCCTAACATACAGCAACGGCTTTTGGGGATATTCTATCGCAGGCAATAACGGGACGGACAGACATGGTGTTTTCGACCCGGACGATAACACCAAAATCCGCAAGGTCGACAACGCAACAAAGGTGATTATATCCATTGTAAACCGATCGGGGGCACAGTTGGGAATGGTTCTCTATTCCAACAGCGCCAGCGAATTTCCCAGCCGTGTATATATCCGAGCGACACGATACAGCGACCGCGACGAAACAACGACGCAAATAGCCGTCAGCATCGGGTCGTCGACGGTATCGTCGTCGACGGGGATGTATGCGTATCAGAAAACGTATTATTTCGCCGATATTGAAGAGGAAATCACGTGGGGAGAATATGACTACCTGCGCTTGTTTCCACATAACGGGACATCGGTAATTTCCGGTTCGAGATTGGGAAATACCAAACTTACGATTACGGAAGACTTCGAAACCATCATCTATCCGAGTTTGTTTCCGATCCCTCAAAACCTGCCCGAAATCTCGCAAATCGACTTCATCAAGGCGATCTGCGGAATGCTCGGCATCTTTGCCGTGCCCGACCCCGCAAACGTCAATAATCTGAAATTCGTATCGCTCGACACCTTACAGGAGAACAAAGCGCAGGCGTACGATTGGTCGGATAAGTTCGTCCGAAGCAATGACGACGAGCCGAAAACCACAGAATACAAAATCAACGACTACTGCCGCAACAACTATTTCAAGTACAAAGAAGACGATGCGGTTTCCACGAACGCCGACGGCAATCTGAAAATCGACAGCGAGGTTTTGGACGCCGAAAAGACCGTTATAACATTGCCTTTCGCTCCATCGGACGGCTCGAAAATACGGCATTACGAACTGAACGACGACGGAACGGCCGTCGACACCGTACAAGTCAAAGACCGGATTATGCGCCTTATCAGCGACGGTTCCGGGCTGGCTATACTTACATTCGACGATCTCGATTTCACGACCCTGCTATCGAAATACTATTCCACCCTATCGCGCCTGCTCAACAGCGCAATAACCATTACAGAGCAGATCATGCTGAACGAATACGATTTGAAATCACTGGACTATTCGATTCCGTTCTACCTGCGCCAATATGGGAAATTCTACGGCATCGTCAGCATCCAGTCGACAGCGAATAAAGCCTGCGAGGTCAAGGCCGTACAGTTGCCGGAAACGGTTGTCCAAGAACCGGAACGCCCGTCGCAAACGGTGTCTATCGGCTGGGAATGGGGAGACAGCGCTATTTACATAACGGCCAGCGCTGCGCCTGCATCAGACCTCGATGTCGTAATAACCCTTTACACGTATGACGGCGTTTCCCTCGGGCCGGAAACAATTATCTTTCCTGCCGGGCAAGTGAAAGTGATAGGCCCGACGATTACGCGAATAGTCGGTGGAATCGAAATAAACTCCATCACCCCGGAATATGACGACACGTATAGCTACATAATCGCAGAACAAACCACGGAAAACGCATAACAAATGGCAGAAAACACAACAACCCGCGTCGTCGAGGTGCAAGTCGACAACGCGGAAGCTATCAAACTGATAGCCGACTATAACGCCAAGATCGAGGAATCGACGGCAAAGGAAAAAGCCCTGCGCGAGGCGATCAAGAAAAAGGGAGAAGCTACCGCCGCCGACCGCGAGGAGCTGGCGAAGCTACGCGCCGAACAGACCGCCTACAAGCGCGAGTTGCGCGAGGTTGAGAAGGAGGTGCAGAACAACATCAAGGCGGCCCGCGAGGAAGAGGGGTCGAACCGAAAACTGCGCGCCGAACTGTCGAATCTCACAAAACAGTACGATTCGATGAGTGCAGCCATGCAGAAAAGCGCAGAGGGCGAGGCACTCAAAAAGCAGATCAACGAAATAACCGATGCGCTGCTCGAATCGGAAGAGGGGACGCAAAGGTTTTACCGGAACGTGGGTAACTATCCCGACATCAAGCCGCTCGAAACGCAATTAGGTGTAATTCGTCAGCAACTCGCGCAGATGAAATACGAGGGCAAAGAAACGACGCAGGAGTATCAAGACCTGCTGGGCGTCGCCGCAAATATGAAAGATGCCCTTGCTGACATCGAGGCTGGCATCAATGCCGGGGCATCCGACACAGCGCAACTCGACGTGCTCATCAAGGGGACGCAAAATCTTTTGCAGCTATGGGCGCAATGGTCTATACTTTCAAAGCAGTTAGGGGTCGAAAATAAAGACCTCGACAAAGCTATCGGCATTATAACGCAGACGCTCGGCGCACTCGTGGCCATCCAATCCGTGCAGAACATGTTGCAGAAACAGTCTATCGTCATGCAAAAGGCGCAGGCAGTTGCAACATGGGCACAAACGAAAGCGGAAATCGCCCGGACGTCGGCGATGGGCGCCGGGACAGTTGCCACAAACGCCGGAACCGCCGCAGTATGGAAATTTACGGCGGCGCTTTTCGCAAACCCAATCGGGGTTATCGTCGCGGCAATTATCGCGGCAATCGCGGCCGTTTATGCCCTCGTCAAGGCGTTCAGTTGGTTCAATTCGTCGACCGAAAAAGCGAAAGAGAATCTGAAAAAACAAGGCGAAGAACTCGATAAGCTCAATAAGAAATACGACGAGCACATCGAGAAAATGAAAGCCCTCGGCAAAACCGACGAGGAAATAACGCTGACGCGCCTTGCCCTGCTGAAAGACCTTGCCAACAAGCGCGCCGAACATTTCAAAGCGGCACAGCGGCTCTACAAAAAGGACAGCGAGGAATACAAGGCATCACAAGACGCCAAGAAAAAAGCGGACGAAGACTACCGATCAGCGCTGAACGATACAGCGAACCACCTGCGCAGCCTCGCGTCCGCCTATAACGACGCGGCGTTAAAAAAGAAACTGGGTACGGTCAAATACGCGACGCAACAAGCCAATGAGGAATTCAAGAATCAGCGCAAACTACTCGTCGAATTGGTGTACGCAGGTAAGGTAGCCAGCAGCGAAGCGAAAGATATTCTTGCGAGCCTCGAAGCCGCACGCGACAAGACAATAAAGGAAGCCTACAAAGAAGCCGCAGAAAAGCAGAAACAAGCCCTTGCGACCGAACTTGCCGCCGTGCGCGCAGCGACCGACGCCAAAGTCGCCTTGATGAAAGAGGGCATCAGCAAGCAGTTGACGCAGGAAGAGGTCGCATACC